GAAAACACCGATGGAGATTTAAAAATCTATGGGAATTACTCTCATATAGTAGAAGCGCTAATTAGGGCGGCGTGGTGTATGAAAGACAAAACTTTAAATATTTACGTTTACTAAAATTATCATGGCAATGACAAGTATAATGACAACAGATGCGGAAGTCTTAGCAAAGGCAGGAGCAAATACATCTGCTGGTTTTACGGATGCAAACAGAACTGCTGCAGGACTACAAGCTGAAAATATTTTAAACTCAGCTATAAGATTTAATTTCTCAGACGCGGTGACTACTGGCCTTAACGTAGATGTTAAAGGAATACTCTCGGACTTTGTAAGCAGCTTCGTAGCAATACAACAAATCGCTTATGACATGAGTGGCTATACTTCGCGAGGAGAAGCTGAAAGTATGATTAATGTTTTACGTGATGGTATGTTAAGAGACTTAGCTTTCCTTAGAGATAAAAAGGTAGAGGGCTTTATTCGCGATGCATGATTTTAAAAGATTCCCAGAGTTGACAAACTCCCAAGCAGATATTTACTATTGGGAATCTCCACACAAACAAATATTCGAAGACTTCTTCGCGAGAGTTATTAAAGTAACAGACGGCGACACTGTGAGAGTTAAAGCATCTTTCAGAAACTTCAATTTTCCAATACGTTTAACTTTAATAGATGCGCCAGAGATGAACACTATCGAAGGAGAGAGAAGCCAGAAGTGGCTTGAGAGCCAAGTATTAAATCAATACGTAGAGGTGAAAGTTAATTCATCAAATAGAGTTGGGAAGTGGGGGCGATTAATTGGTGATTTAATTTATCAAGGTCAAAGTATGAGTGAGAAAAGTTTAGACATGGGCTACGCTGGAGTTTTCGGTGTGATCCAAGAAGGAAACATCCCAAACATCGCAGAGGTTTTAATCTAATGGGATTAAACTTCGGACAAAATATATTTCCACCACGAGGGGAAGTGTTAGTTAATTTTGATTGGGTTGACATTGCAAACGCAACAGGTTACGAAGTCTATTATGGAGCAAAAGGTGATAATGGGGAATATATAGCAACCCCAAGAGTTCTTCCTTCAGAAGACATGATGACCTCCATAGCGCCACAATTAGTAGCAAAATCTTTTACAAAGTATTTTGATTTAGATTTTGATATTTTATTTAATACTCCTCGAAATGTAAAAGGAAAATTACTGGCTTCTGTTCCAATGGGAATGGATGCAGATCAAACATCAATAAAACGTTTTGAATTTTATGTAATTGTAAAAGCAATTCATTATGATGGTTCAACAGAAACAATATTAGCCACAGGACAGTCAAAAACAACTGAAGTTACTTTAGATAGTGATGGGGGAAGAGCTTTTGTCGCGAGAATGAACTTAGTAACACCAAACATTACAACGATGAAACATTTTAAGAAAGGAGAAACTTTAAGAATTACAGTAGAAGGTTGGTTTAAAACAATAGAAGCACAAGCAGAAGAAGCCAATATATTAATCGGACACGACCCAGCAGGAAGAACAATAAACTCAGATTTTCCAGAAGAACCAGAAATAAGAACTCTTGCATTAAGATTAGCAAATGATGGAAATAATGCTACGGATATTTCGACAATAATGCAATTCCATGTTCCTTTCAAATTACCTATGTAAAATGGCACAAACAGATATGACAAACGCAGTAGCAAGTGACCTTAGCAGTGTAAAGACAGACTTCTCAGTGCCAAGTGAAATTACAGACGGGGCTTCGGGAAGTGGAGATGCAAGATGGACTAATCAAAACTGGACACAATACTTCGGTTATTATACATTAATCCCAGAGTTAAAGATGGCTATCGACGCGAAGGCAACGTGGAGTGTAGGTAAAGGATTCGAAGCAGACTCAACTACAACTGTAACTCTAAACCACATGACAGGATGGGGCAAAGACACATTCAACACTATCTTAGAAAATATGATTAGAACTTACAACATCGGGGGAGATGCTTTCTGCGAAGTTATCCGAGATGAAAATGGAGAATTAATTAATCTAAAACCACTCGACCCTTCTACGATTGTAATTATAGCAAATGACCAAGGGAGAATAAAAGAGTATGAACAAACATCGAAAGTAAAAGGTAAGGAGCCAAAGAAATTCACACCTAATGAAATGTTCCACTTAGCACTTAATAGAGTTGCGGACCAAATCCACGGAACTTCAATTATAACTGCGTTAGAGTCAAACATCTTAGCGAGGAACGAAGCACTGGCAGACTACAAAACTGTCCTACATAGATTCGTAAGTCCTCGTTGGATTATTAAATTAGATGAAGATAGGCCAACAAAAATCGCAGGGTTTAAAACAAAAATGGATGCTGCAAACGAAGATGGAGAAAATATGTATATCCCAATGGGAACTGTTGAATTAGAAAATATGTCTACTCCACCTAACGCTACATTAAATCCGATAGCATGGCTTGAACATCTTAACCACGCTTTCTTTCAAGCTGTAGGAGTTCCTCAAATAATTGTGGGTGGAAGTGCTGAGTTCACAGAAGCCACAGCGAAGATTGCTTATTTAGCTTTCCAGCAAACTATAGAAGAAGAGCAATTATTTTTAAGTGAATCAATCTTAGACCAATTAGGATTAAGAATTAAGTTAGAGTTCCCAGCGTCGCTGGAGAATGAATTATTGTCGGATAATAAAAAGGATGGGGCACAGAATATAGACCCATCTGAAACTACGGCAGGAGAAGGACAATGAAGAAAATAGATAAGAAAATTGTTATAACAGCAATCCTATGTTTATCGGTATTAGAAATTGCAGCAATGTGTTTCGGGATTAACGGAACATTTAGGACTATGGTTTTTACAGCGATAGCGGCTTTAGCAGGTTTGGCAGTTGAAAAACCTAAAATATTAAAATAAAATGGCAATAAGAAGAGTCGGAGATAAAAAGAAAAAGAAAATTTCAGAGTTAGATGTAATTAGAAGAGAAGAGCCAAAAACAGGAAAGACTACATTTAAGAAAAGAAATGTTGAAAGAGAATTTAGTAGCACTACTCCTGAAGGAAAAGATAGAACTACAGTAAGACAGAAAGATGCTCCGGGTAGACAAGTAAAAGAAGAAGATATTGAAAAAGTTAAACCATTTGTGAGAGCAGGCACAGAGATAGACCCAGCGACAGGACACTCAAGAAATGTTAAAGATATTACGCCAGAAGGATTTACTGGTAGAGAAAAGAAGCAGGGATTTTTTAGTAAAGAAGGTTTGAGGTCTGTAGAAGATATACCTTTGGGAATTGGAACTACAATTAAAACAATAGCGAGAGGATTATCAACCGCACTCGGACAAAGAGAAGATTTTGAAGAGCTCTTTGGAGAAGGTTCAATCTCAGATATAGGAGTTACTGCTTTAACTATCGCCAGCTTAGGAGCTGGGGCTTTTGCAGCACGAGGAATGATAGCAGGTTTTACTTCTTCGAAAACAGGAATAGCAGGAGCTTCTGTATTAAAACAAAAAGGCACACTAATTGGAAATAAAATAAATGTAGATGTGTTAGGTAAATCTTTAGGATTATCTGCTGCACAAAAGGCGTCACTTGCTAAAGAATTTGGTAGAAGAAGAATAAGCCAAGTTGCAGACTTAGTGACTAACGCATCACCTTCGATGATTAGTAAAATACTTTCTTCGGGGTGGACTAAGATAGCCGTGGGGGGAGCAATAGGTGTCGGAGCTATGGGCGGATGGATGGCTTCAGACAATGTAATCTCAAGCGCAACATTTACAGCACGAATGATTCGTGAAGCAGTAGAGGCGGGGAGTTTATCACGAGAAGAAGGCATTGCACAATTAGATGATTTAAGAGGAGCTATAAATCAAGCAGAGGGATTTGTTAGAGCCAGAGATAAAATAGACCCATTCACTTATGGGGCTTTAGGAAAGCCATATCTAATCAATGCGGAGAAAGCCCAGAGAGATTTAGATTTACACGAATTACTTTTGAAAGGGGGTGGATAAGATGACAGATGAAGAAAAACCCGAAAAACAAGATACTACAACAGAGGATTCTGGAGAGGGGGTTCAGTCTGAAACAGATAAGAAAGTCGAGCAACTTAACGCTGACACAGAAAGGATTAATGAAGCAATCGCAGAGAACGAAAATGCTAAAGCAAGACAAAAGTTAGGCGGACAATCTGAAGCTGGTAAGCCATCAGAGAAACCCAAAGAAGAAACTCCTGAAGAATACGCGAAGAAAGTCATGGGCGGTGCACAATGATAGAAAATAAAGAGCTGGGAATTAAAATTGCAGAGAATACAAACGAGAGTTTTTGGACTGACATGAAAGAGAAATGCGAACAAGCGATTGAATCGGAAAAAAGGAATCTGAAAATTAATCGCCAAATGATTGAACTCTGCGAGAAGGAATTAAGCTAATCGCTTAACCGATTAACGAAAGATTTATATACTTTATTTATTATTATATTTTATGGAAGAAGACAATTCTGAGAAAGAAGACGCGAAGATAATGGAAGACCCAAACAAAGAAGAAGAGAAAACTGAATAATGGCAAACGAAACAACATTAGTTTTCGAAACTCAACTACCTATTCCTATGACTTGCGCAGACGGCACAGGGATAGAAAAAGGCGCTATTCTAAAGATGAGCGACTTAATGACTGTTGCTTTAGCAGACGGAGATGGAGATATTGTTGCAGGAATTGCAGCAGAGGAAAAGATTGCCGGCGATGGTAAGGTTAAGATACCAGTTTATAGAGGTGGAATATTCAAAGGATTTGCAGGAACAGGTGGAGTAACTGTTGGACTGGCTATCGACACTGACGCTTCTACAAGTGATAGCAACGAGATGGCAGTCGCGCCAGTAACTACTGGAAATTTTGTAGGAATTGCTTTTGAAACAGCAACAAGCGCAGAATCATTTTTATTTGAATTGAGACCACATCATCAAGCAAGTAATAGTTAAACATGGCAGACACTGCAGCTCAAGCTGAAATCAGAGGAATCGACATTAAGAAACTCGTAGAGGGTTTTGCAAATGTAGACATAGTTCTTAAAAAATATGTGAGACAAACTAAAACTAAAGCTCGAGAAATGAGATGGTATTCTAAGACAGCAGGTTATTTGACTTCACCAGTGACTGATGGAATTACTACAGACATGATTGAGACATCTTCTAAAGCACTGCCAGTTGCTATTGAAAACTCTTACACACGAGAAACAAGTTACGTTAAAAAGTTCTTCGCTACATCTCCAATGTTGAGTATTGAAGATTTGAAAGATTCTGACCCGGACATCTGGGGAGACATAATCCAAGACGCTGCAAGAGCAGTAAATAAGAAAATAGATTCAAGAATTTTAACTGTGTTAGACGCAGCAGGAGCGCAAACTGCAGCTGCAACAGGAAGCGGTTGGAATGTAGACGCTGACGCTGACCCTGTATTAGACTTCTTAGCAGCAATCGAAGCAATCGAAGACAAAGGATATTCAAGTGCAGACTTAATCGCTTACATGAACCCAGCAGAAAAGAAGTGGTTATTGCGATGGTTGATCACAGTTAAGGGTTCAAGTATTCCAGGATTTTCAAGTTCTAAAGTAGACGGCGGAGACTTAATGCAGTTATTAGGAATTAGGATTGTTAGCGACCCTAACAGACCAACTGATACTGTTACAATCTTCAGCCCATCTAAAGCTGTAATCTGGAGAGAATTTATGCCAATGTCATCGGCCATCATAGATGAACCGGGTATTGGTAAGACAGTGAGGGTATGGCAAGAGGGAGAAGCAATCAGACCTAACCCTAACGCTGTATTTAAACTGACTGATACAATTAACTGATGGCTAATATTCTACAAGGCGGTAAAAGAGACCGAGTTACTTCTGATCCTGGTGGCGCTATAGGAAAATTCGAAGTTACAAATTTTACTGAGGATTATAGTTTTAATTGCAACGTAAATGATACGCTGGTTACTTCGGATGTGCTGGCAACTTTGATTCGTGAATTGATACAACGTGGTGTTATCAATGGGACAATAGCATAATGACATATGAAAATTGTAAAAAATATATGGAAGAAGCTACAAACGAAAAAGATAAGAAATTCTGGGATGAAAGAATTAAAAGAAAATATCCCGAAGAAGTTGTTGAAGTTGTTGAAAAACCTAAACCTAAAAAGGAGAAGAAGGTAAAGAATGGCGACTACTGATTTACACTTTGTTGCGGGTTCACTACAACCAATAAAGAGAGGAGTAAGAATGTTAGGTGGAGCTGTTGATGATGGTATTCAAGTTGATGCCGCAGGCGCAGCTTTAGTAAATGTTGCAACTTTTAGAATTTAAAGGATATATTTCTGATGTAAGAGTATGGGGCGGAACTACAAGCGCAAGTGTTTTAACAGAAACTGAAATTAATCAAGTAATGAGTGGCGCAGTTGTTGGTTCAGCGCATAATTCTTGGAGTTTAGATAATCAATTACTCGACACTGGAACTGGGGCAGACAACGGAACTGCTGTAGGAGATATAATTTTCTCAGACGCAAACCCTTTCGCATCACGATTAACTTTCTTAGAAACAGTGCCACTGACAGCGGATAATATTTCTATTGGCGTTGACAACGGCGTAGGTTACGCTTACTCTGTTCTGGCTGCGTAAGTCGCTTCGGTTGTTCTCGAGGAAACATTTTGTCGGAACAACGCCGCTCCACGATTTAATATTAACGAAACATTCTTATAATGTATTTGTTATATTATTCTATGGCATATACAGCTGGACAAAAGGAATTAAAAACAGATTGGCCTATCGAGGAGGGCTTAACTGCGCGAACTCAGAAGCAAACTGGGCGAGTTACGAATTTAATTCCGGAAAATTCTATTGTTCCTCAAAGAAATAAGGTAGGATTATAATGGGGCAGACTAAAGAGCAGAGAATTATTAAGCAAATCTCTGGGGGAGAAGTTCAAAAGAAAACTGCAATAGCTACAGATATGTTTCTACCAAATCATTCGGGAGATCATTCAGCAGGACTTGTTAATTCTACACCAACTAATGAAACTGACTTAGTTAATAAAAAATATGTTGATGACCAATTCCCAGTAACTCACGCTTCTACAACTGGGCAGACAACAGACGACCATCACGCAGAATTACATTCTCATGCAAGTCATACAGGAATAGGAGTAAGCGACCATCATGTAAAAACAGTAAGCGCAGACATCGACCACAATGCAACAATCAATACTCATAATTTAACAACAGATATAGACCACAATCAATTAACAAACACTCACAATCTTACTACGGATATTGTTCATGACAATATTACTTCTGGAACAATCGCTTCCCATGATACAAGCGCCACAGGTTCAGAGTTAGATAATCTAACAGATGGAACAAATGCAGATGCACTTCACGACCACACTGAAGCGAGTGTTATTGTAACTCACGCTTCAACTACGGGCCAGGGAGTTGATGACCATCACGCACAACTTCACGCAGCTACACATTCAGATGGGCAACCTGACGCAGTCTCACATGATAACTTAACATCGGGAACTATTGCTTCACATTCAGACACATCAGCGACGGGAACTGAGTTAAATACTTTAACAGATAATTCTATGGCTGATACTTTACATCGTCATTCGGAATTAAGCGCAAGTGATGGAACTCCAGACGCTGCTTTACAAGTTGATGCTGATGGTAATGTTGGGATTGGGACTGCTACGCCACAAGAGAAACTTCATATCTATCATACAGGAGCACTTGTAAAAGCAGAGATTGAAGCAGGAGATAGTAATAGTGCAGGTTTAAAATTAACCAATACAGAAGAAAGTTTTGCTTTATTAACTGATGCTGGAGAGTTTAGAATATATGATTATGGAGCTGCTACAAGTGTTTTAGTTATAGATGATGCTGGTGCTGTCGGGATTGGAACTGCTACGCCAGACACCAAATTAGATGTGGTTGGTGGTGCGAATTTAGCAGGAACACTATTAGTATCAAATGGTGAAGAAAGAGTCACTAATGGAGATTTTACAACAGATACAACTGGTTGGACTAAAGCAGGTGATGGGTCTATAGAAGCTGTTTCTGAAGAATTAAGAATCAATAGATTGAGTGGCACTACTTGGGCTTATCAATATGTTCCAACAACTATAGGTAAACGTTACAAGATTGTTTACAGGTATGTGGGTGCAAGTGGTTCAGCCCCATTTATCTATGTAGGAGATGGAAGTAGTTATTCTAGTAATGCCTATTTTACTAGATACCCTACTCCAGGAACATTTACATTCTATTTCACAGCAACAACAACCAGAGCCAATATTGCTTTCGGTTCTTATAATGCCAATGGTTATACTACTTGGGATGATGTTTCAGTAGTAGAAATGGGCGATGCTTTATTTGCTGGTAATGTTGGGATTGGAGAAGTCGCACCAGATTCTAAATTAGAAGTAGATGGGACATTTCATGTAACTGGAACTTCGCTTTAAACTGGGGCAATCACCGTCGGTGATAATATGATTCATGAGGACAATACGACTGTGATTACAATCACCGGTGGAAACGCAACAAACGTAGGAGCGAACCTTGCTTTATTCGGTGGCGCTCATGCAACTCTGGCAAATGTTTTAAGAGTTAGGATGGGCGGAACAGAAAAGTTTAGAATCCAAGGCGGTGGAGATGTAAATATAATTAATGATTTAAAGATTGGTGGAAGCGCAGGAGACAATCCCGCTTATAATTTAGAAGTCGTTGGCTCAATTCAAGGAGATGATTATTACGCCGGCGATGGAAGTAAAGGAGCAACGGGAACATTTGTAGATAATGATGCAAAAACTATTAAAGTTGTCGACGGGTTAATAGTAGATTTAGATTTTACTCCTTAAAACGATACATTTATAAAGGGTGTGTGCGTGTCTATATTATGAAAACAAAACTAAAAACTTTGACATCACCAAGGAGGATTTAAAATGAGACAAGTAAGATTAACCTTCGAGGATAAAGATTTCAAGAAACTCAGCAACGCTAAAGAGGAAGCTGTAATAAACGGCGACTGCACCAACTGGGAAGATTTTATATTAAAATTGAAGGAGTTGGCGGAATAATGGTATATGTAAGCGCGCCAGAGACATTTAATTTGAGTGAGAAAGAAATGGTTTGTTGCGAAAACATGAATGGTATGAAAGTTTATCCAGATGTTCATGTCAAAGAATTTATCCGATTGTTGAAAGAGGACTTAAATAATTATTATCAAGGAAGTAATATTAATATGATGAAAATAATTAACAAACGCGCAGGGGAGGAATTATCAAAATGAATGAATTAGACAGGAAAATTAAAGAACTAAAAGAATTAGTAAAGCTAATTGATGAATTAAGTAAAAACTTCACAGTCCATCGGACATCAAGGAAATCAAATGAAATTAACTGATAGATGGCACTTGTGGGATATTAAAAGAGAAATCACACACCTTGAATCGAAGACTAAACTTATGAAACAATTATACAAACATTTCAAAAAGGAATATAACAGTCCATCGGACATCAAGAAAAGAATTAAAAAGGAGGAATGAAGAAATGACAAATTGTAAATTAATAGCAAATGAAGATCAAAGAGCAAGAACAAATTTTAAAGTTAGAATAGAAGTTGATTCTGAAGAAGAAGCTTTTGAAGCTGCAAAACAATTAAGAAATAATGTCTCAATGCCAGGAGCACAAAACTGGATTGACAAACTGGCAAATATCTTCGAAGGCAAATGAAAACTAATTTAGAAATTTTAGATGTTGAAGAGAAGGTGACTAAGGGCAACAAGCCATACTTACGATGTAAGACAAACTTGGGTTGGATGTCGTGCTTTGATGCTACAAGTTTTACTGCTTTGAAGACTGGCGGAGTTCAATCGTGTGAAGTAATTGAAAGCGGCGAATTTAAGAACATTAAGAAATGTTATGGCGCTGCTGATGGTTCAGAAACTATTGAAATGACAACACCGGGTTATCCAGAGAAGATAACTGCAAAAGCTGTAGTGCCTAAAAACCACACTACGATGTATGTGAGTTATGCGAAGGATATATTTGTAGAGTTAATGCGAACAGCCGTAGCAATAAAAGCAGAAGGCGATATAAAATACGAAGATGTAATGAAAACATCAATCGCACTGGTTAAACAAGCTCGGGAAGCATTTGAGTAG